AACATATTTCACTTAAAGCTCAAGAAGAGGTACAAGAAGAAGCTCAACAACAACAGCAACAACAAATGCAACAAATGCAACAAATGCCACCACAGCAACAACAAATGATGCAACAACAAATGCAACAACAGCAACAACAAATGTCTGCAATGTTGGATATGCACAAATTTCGTCTCGAAATTTGGCAAGAAGCCAAACAAATTCTTTCAGAGAAGTTCTACAACGACATAGGAACATGGAAGGACTGGAAATTTGCCTCCATCGAGGAAGATTGTCCCATTAATGAAATGCCATTGTCTCCTACTACAGAAGAGATCCAAGAGGTGGCAAACAAAATTGCCAATTTTATCCAAAAAAGAGGTTGATATCATATCGTGAGTCAGTATAATACATACTGATAACAGAATAACTATGCGTGAGGATGATCTCTCGCGCTTGCCTGGTGACCGAAAAAGTTTTCGTCATGCGGACTAAGGTATAGGACTCCCCGTGGTGGGGTAGATGACGGACAAGTGTCTGATTCTAGTTTGGTAACTCAAACAGTACTAGTACGAGTAGGGTAACTATTATATTAGTTGACCCCGAAAGTTGGAGGTATAATGCAGTCCTCCCCAGGCCGGAAATACTCGGAAGTGCTCGGGTTTAAAGGGTAGTTTGTTGCTGCCCGCCCGAGTATCTTCTTTTCTGAAATAAATATTGACATATCAGTAGAGGTTTGTTATAATGCACTAAATGATTTTAAATTTATATAATATATTATATAAAGTCCTCTCGTGACTTAAACTTGAGTCGGTGTGATGAGTTTCAGGAAGTTCTACATGCACCACGATTTAAATCCTTCCCCAACACCAGCAAATCAACAGAGTAAACGGTGCCTCTAACGATTTGAACAAACACAAAAAGCACCAAATACAGGAGTTCATTATGAACAAGTCGAAGAAGCAGCGTATTATGGAGTATATGGCAACCGGACGAACCCTCACTGCCCCACAGGCACGGGCACGGTTTGGTATTCAAAATTTCCGTGCAACCGTCTCTGATATCAAGGAGCAGGTTGAGCGTTATGGTAACTGGGAGGTTTATCGGGAACCGAGCAAGACAAGCACCAGCCGTTATGGTATGGATTTTCTTGGTGAAGGTAGCAACAAGTTTGCTATCGATGCTGGGGTTGTCTGACGTTTTGGTTTCCCTCACCCCCTCGAATCCCCATCATTTGCGTGATGGGGATTCTTTTGTCTTGTTTTATTCTGTACATGAAAAAAGGAGAAACCCATGACAGACAATCTAATCCCATCCGAACAAGTTATTCGTGGACTAAAAACAAAACTTCTGTACTTTACGGAAAATTGCACATGCACACCTGTGGATAAGTGTGCATGTGATCAAATGTTAGAAGATGTTCAAACAGCCGATTACTGGATTGCTAATTTACCCGGCTCTGAAACCAATTGTAATTGAAAGGATACCCAATGGAAACTAAAATTGTTCGACTCAATTCTGGCGAAGAGGTTCTGTGTAACTGGACTGGACCAGAAACAACTTCACCAAACGAATGCCACATCCTCAAAAAACCACTACTTATTATTCCAACCGGTGATGGACAGATCGGACTGATGTCTTGGATGCCATACAGCAAGCCAAAGAATGAGGAGATTATAATCAAAGATTCTTTTGTTGCGTTTGTGGTTGATCCTGCACCAGAACTAATCAACGAATATAACAATGCCACCAGCAACATTATTGTACCAAACAAAAAAGTCTCGGCTTCTCCAGACCTCAAGATTGTTGGGAGTTGATAGATGGCAAAGCAATCAGACCAACAGTCGGCACACGTCAGTCGTATTTCTAAGGTGGGCAGCCCCAGAACATCAAAACGAAAAAGAGGAAATGCCCCACCAAGAACATCTCGGTCGGGAAACGGTAAAAGAATCAGATAATTAGACTGACCCCATCGTCTAGCGGCTAGGACATCAGGTTTTCATCCTGGGAACAGGAGTTCAATTCTCCTTGGGGCCATTATGCTTTCATTAATTTTATCAATTTCTATTTCTATGTCTCCACTTGAGTCTGCGGTCTGGCAGGTTGAGAGCAGTCAATGTGAATCCACTTGTCCAGAAGGAGATAATGGAAATGCCATAGGACCATTCCAAATATGGGAATGTGCGTGGAGTGACGTTAAACTGGATGGAGAGGAATATTCAGATTGCGAAGACCTAGACTACTCTCTTGAGATTTTTCGGCGTTATATGCGGCGATACGCCACGCAGGGGCGTTTAGGGCACACACCAACGTCCCAAGACAAAGCACGGATATGGAACGGTGGTCCTAATGGATTCAAGAAAGAAAGCACAAAAGAATATTGGGATAAAGTAAAGACTGAAATTGAACAGACCCAATAGATAAATAATCAATAGATGATAAAAACAAGGAGATGTCATCATGGATCATTCAATAGGTGATAGAGTAGTAAATTCTGGAAACCTTCGCATGGGAAGTGTATTAGAAATTAATATTCAAGAAGATAAATTAAAAATTCAATATAGTGATGGCATCACAGAGTGGGTTGAAAATGTAAAGGTGACTAATTTACTAATCGACGAAAGTGATTTCTCGTCTAAATCGTTCATACAAGATTAGTTTTGAATTCTTCTCACGTTTATGGAACATTTGGACCAATTACTCCGTCGGAATTTCCGGCTGGAAGAGCGGAAGCACCGACTTCATTAAACCTAGCAGGAGAGGGAAATGGTAGACCTTTATCTTTGAGTGTAATCACAACAAAGTTCTTTTTCACAATCTGCTGGTTTATAATCACAACTATTTCCATAAAATTTTTCTCTATTGGTACAACAGACCCCATCCTTACATTTTTTATTAGCCTTCCAACAATATAGATTGGATTTATAATTTATATGAGGTTGACCAGCACAATCATGATATGATTTATCATCAACACATATCCATTTATTAGACGGTGTATTTTCGAGATCAAGGACTGGTTGTTTTACTTTGTAACAACAAGAACCTTTAACAATATCTGGATCATGTGCTTTTTGCCTCGACCCGGCAGGAGAGGAAAATGGTCTAGGATTTATAGGAAACAATGATTCATCAAACCCACCAAACCTATTAGAGTTTATAAAAGACTGAACCAGAATGCTTAATTCTGCTAGGTGTTCTTGTGTTGATAATATTGCGGCTTCTAATGAAACAGACTCGACCTGATTGTCTTCTTTTCCGCATATTTTTGAATTATCCCAATTTCCATTTGAATTTATACAGAATTCTTCTGATGTATAAAAACAAGAATCAGAAAACAACGAACCATCACAACTACCAGAATCCGGCGACGAAATTGTTTTAATTTTATCTTTGTCTTTTGTTGTCACATAAACGTGAACAATATAATACCCATCAGAAGTTATAATTTCTTCGGTAATTTGATCCGTTATTAATAATTCCTCTGAACCATCCGAGGCTAATCTATAATTATGAATTTTAATTCGACCCGTATTGGAGGAAGACCCGACGAATTCAATTTCATACAAATCTTTCACGTTGTGTTTTATTGAAAGATTGCGAAAGGATTTCTCACTTTGAAATCCCAAAATGTTTTTAATTATTGATATTTTCTTTGTTGAGGTTGTAGATGATACTTGAATCTGTGGTACTTCTTCAAAGTTCACAGAAGAGTACCGGTATACCCCATCTGCAACTGATATTGTGGTTTTGGGCCTTGCAACTATTATATTTTCTTGTTCCAACGATTCAAAATAATAGGTTCCATTAAAATTAGCATTAATAGAATCGGATTCTTCTATTTGCCAATATGCATCAAACAAAACGAATTCATCATCAGCATCAATACCATCAAATAGGTTTAAAATGTTTTCTAAATCAATTTTATTTTTAGAATGACTATAATCAATGAGTATTTTACTTCCGCTTCCAATAACAGATATTACCGGAGTTGTCCTGATTATACTCTTTTGCGCTGCTAAATCATCAACAGAGTTTAGAAATTGAATAGAAGATTTTAAAAAAATATCAGAACCGACTAATTGATATTGGTCGGTAGAAACACCCTGTTTTTTTGCTTTTCTTTTTCTATAATTTTGATAATTTGAACGGGCCATATTTTCCTCAAGATGCTATGTAGCATACAGTTTGAGATGATGCATCTTCCGATTTAACAAAAATTTTATTTAAATTGCTACAATCTAAGAAAATTGATTCTCCGGCCTCTAGTATATAACCATTACCTGGACTCGTAATCAATTTACTGCTTCCCACGAGAATATGCGAAGTGTTATTTGGATGTGCTTTTACATGAACACCACTCTTTAGGCTAGTTGCTGTGCTCAATGCTTGTGGCGTGCTGTCTATGCTATTCTTTCCGCTATAAACGTTACTGGGCTGTTCGATTTCTGTGATCTTTGCCCGTATCTTACCCGAGGTCATATCGTTTCTGATGCCGGTAATGTTTTCGGTTGATCTGTTTATTGATGAAAGGTTGGTAATCAGAGGTTTAGATGAATCCTCTAAGGAAGCGATTATGTCCGCATCGTCTATGCTGACTTCATTGGACACAGATGTGTTCAATGCCGATGTGGCTGTGATTTCTACAGCCCCTGAATTTTCACCTCTAATTATAACAGGATCATTACCAGATCCAGAAGTGAATCCTTGTATGCGAAGGGGTGGTTCTCCCCCATTTGTTACGCCGACGGTGCTTGATATAACAACATCGGCAGAAATGCCAGCCCCGACAATATTGACGTTAATTGCATCCCCCGAAGACCCGACAGTTGTTCCATCTCCGGTAAAGAGTTTGGTGAAGACATATTTGTCTCCATCATACCCATACGCCTTGATTGAATCGGTTCCTGCTGAGAGATATCTTCCGCCACTAATATTAACAGATCCCGTCACTTCTATTGAATCTTCTAAGTTTGATAGACGCCGCCCGCCAGTAACATATACGGGAATGCCCATATCTGAACCACCTTCTCCACCAGCAGTTGGACCAGTATATCCTTGAATGTTTATTGCTTGACTGATTGATACGCCACCCGTCACTTCGACGGGATACCCTCCACTTATTCCATATATGGACCCAGAAATTCCTACTGGAGTACCACCGCCAGTTGAACCAGCAACTGCAATATATTGAAATTCTGCTGTGTTGCCTGTATCATAATTAATTGCATAAAAAGCACCAGTCCCTTGAATGTATCCATCAATCTCAACTGGTCCGGAGGCTCCATATATCGCTACAGGGAGAGGTTCGGTTTGAGTTGTTCTATATGTGTTGAGACTATCACCCCACGCAACCTTAGACAGAGGAACATGAACACCTGTCAGGCCACTGCCAGAAGTGTTGTAGTCTGTTGCCATCTCTGCTGTGTTTCCACTAACGTCAATGATAATATTAGGATCAGTGTCGGGCATTAAATATCTCCAGTTTTATACTTGAAAGGATTAATAATAATACTATTATGTATCATAATATATATAAGTTATGGAGACGTAAATGATATTCGATAATTCTTTCAAGGCTAAATTTTCGAAAATGGTAATAGACAACGTATTAGATAATAATATCGAATATATTGAATCGGTTATAGAATTAGCCGAAAAGTTTGAAATTGACGTTAAAGTTGCTGCAAAATGCCTAAGTAAACCAATAATAGAAAAGATCCAAAAAGAAGCACAGGAGATAAATTTAATGTCTCCGACCACAAAACTCCCATTTTAGGGGTTGACATGATCAAAAAACACATTATACTACTAACCAAGTAACAGGGAGTTCCTGTTAATAATAAGATGTGGGGAGTTCCCACAAAACCAAAAAGGAGAAAAACTATGAGTTTTTCAGATTTTAAAAAGCGTTCTCTAAACAGTATCGATGAGTTGAGCAAGAAACTCGAAGCAACCAATTCCAAAGAATCGTTCAAAGATGAACGAATTTGGCGACCAGAACTGGACAAGGCTGGAAATGGATACGCTGTTATCCGCTTCCTTCCCACTTCAGAGAATGAAGATGTCCCTTGGGCGAAGTACTATTCTCACGGTTTTCAGGGTCAGGGGGGGTGGTTCATTGAAAACTGCCCAACTAGCCTCGGCGGAAAGTGCCCTGTGTGCGAATCAAACAGTGCCCTTTGGAATAGTGGCATAGAGTCCGATAAGGACATTGCCCGAAATCGAAAACGTCGGCTCCATTATATCTCGAACATCTTTGTTGTGAGTGACCCGGCAAACCCAGAAAACGAGGGAAAGGTTTTTCTCTTGAAGTACGGCAAGAAGATTTTTGACAAGATTCAGGAAGCAATGCAACCAGAATTTGCCGATGAAGAAGCAATCAATCCATTCGACTTTTGGGGTGGTGCAAACTTCAAAATGAAGGTTCGTAAGGTTGCTGGTTATGTTAATTACGACAAGAGCGAATTCTCTTCGCCTTCTGCTCTTCTCGATGGCGACGATTCGTTGCTTGAAGAGTTGTGGAAGAAGCAACATCCATTGCTTCCTTTCACGGATGCATCGTCATATAAGGAATATGATGAATTGAAGACAAAGTTGAATCGTGTTCTTGGAAACGATATTCGTTCGACCGAATACGAAACCAAAACAGTTGAAGATTCATCTTCGGAATCCGAAGGTAAAGAATCCGAAACCAACACCGGAGGCGAAGATATGGATGCCTTGTCATACTTTGAAAAGTTGGCAAACGAGTGATTTAAATATCACTAACCATTTAAAAAGAGAGGGATTCCTCTCTTTTTTTATTATCCTAATGTGTTTCTCCACGGCGGAATAGATACATTTTTCAGCAAACTAATAGTCAACGGATCAACACCATTTCCCGAATTCGACACACCAGAAGGTTGCGATTCTTGTTCGGGTGGTGGCATTGAAACCATTCCACCACCCGATTCCACTTGTTGTGATGATGTGTTTGTTGTGTTGTTCTTTTCTACATTAGTTAACACCACATTCTCATACATTTTTTGAATTGTTGATGTGACTAGCCCAAGTGGAGACTTTCCAATAGTGCTCATAATGCCATTGGCAACATCTCCCATTGCACCAGAAAGTGGTAGTATTGCTTCTGGTCCCTTTTCGCCAACAATCACCTTAGTTGGTTCTGTTGCAATCCCACCAGATTCTAAAGCCGGTAATGTTTCATATGAATTGGTTGATTTATTTAAAACCTTGACCATATTAATTTTGCGGTTAATTGTGGTGTTTTTGTGTTCGTCAGGCGGACTGATGTTGAAGTAAACCTTATTAGTGTTTTTTGTTTTCTTGTCTGTTGCGCTGTGATGTTTATTTTCTGTATTTTCGTTCTCGTTTACTGTCATCTCGGAAATATCATTTATATTTTTATTAATCTCGGAAATATCATTTATATTTTTATTAATGGTATTATCTAAACTTATTATTTTGTTGTCAAAATGATAAGCGGACCTTGCGGTGTATGTTTGAGTGTTTATTTTGTTACCATCTATTGTGATATTTTTGTTGAATTTGTTAAGAATGTTGGGCGAGGATGATGTATAATATTTTTCCAATGAATTATTAATTGTACTGTTATTCGTGTTTGATGTGTTCTTAACATCTTTGGATGGTTGTAAAAACAACTTTAAAATTTTTGTCAATTTATCATCGATATCCAATACATCAATTTTAGGTTTATGCTTTATTTTGTCTGTTGTGTGTTTGCCTTCGTCTGGTTTTTCCGTTTCCTGTGTGGGAATGGAATATGCTCCTGAATCCTCTTTGCTTATGTTCGTAAAATCTTTATCTATTAATGAATGATAATTCAAGAAAGACTTCAAATTTTTCTTTGAAACCCTTTTCTTTTTTCCTTTGTTGGAATTGTTTTGAATAATAGAACCAAGGGCCGACTCGGTCAACCAGTCCCCCTTGTTCTTTTTATCGTATGTGTTTTTTAGAATATCGTCCGTCATTGTTGCACACTTCTTTCTAATATTTTCTTATTTTCCTCATCTATATATTCCCTCAACAGTGCCACATATATGTCTCGCTCCCATGGAATTAATGATTCTATTTCTGATAAACTGTATTTGTGGTGTTGTATCATCTGAAAGTTTAACGTGAAATAGTCATACAGACTAATGTGGCAGAGGGCTATAGAAAAAAATCACTTATACCACTAAACACAACCCTCCTTTCGATGTCGTCGGATGCTGTGTATTTAACTTCCTGTTCTAGTCTGGGGGATGTTATTAAAAAATCCAACAGTTTCGAAAACTGTTCGTTGTTTAAATGGTTGACAAAATCTTCTATTTCTTCTCTGGGATAATCCTCGGATTTAAAGGACTCTTTATTGCTTTCTATAGTACCGATACAATCTACTACATTGTCATAAAGGTCTGTTACTTCCCCATCATGCCGTTCTATAACGTTTCTAATTGTTGGATATTTCATATGAACCAGAACATCATCATTTAGTTTGATATTTTTCGTATGATCTTTGGGAAATTCTACCCCAATAGATGTTAGATTTATCTCAATAGGAATGTTCTCTCCCGTCTCTTGACATGTTATGGTGGGTTGCACTATTTCTCCGACAGATTTGGCTCGCAACTGTAAGAAAATATATTCAACATCAAAGAGAGGCATATCTTCTACACCCTCGATGTCGGGGACACAAGATTGAATAACTTCACTAATTGACGTGTATATCTGTTGGATGTCATTGGTTTCTTGTGCGACTAACAGGATTTTTTCTTCTTTTACTAAAAACGGTCTATATTTAAATTTCTTATTTGTGGAAGGAACGACCAATTCATATTGTGGGGTTTCTTTAATTAACAATGATGACAAAGCCATAAACAAAAATCTCCTTTATTAGGTTGTGGCATATGTTCTGAATGCAAACAGAACCATTAAGTTAGTATATATATTCTGAAACTTGTGTCCCATTTCAATTGGAAGAATATTGATTGGGTATGCTTCTCTGAGGATAATAGCAGATGCTTCTTCGTCGTTTGTTGTTTGTGGTATAATTTCAACAAAACTGTCGCTAATTGGTCCCTCATATTCGACACGAGAGTAATAATTGTTGTGTTTGATCACCAACGCATTCATCCAGTCTTCAAAGTAGTTTTTCATTCCCCATTTTCCCTTTAGCGGTATTGTGAACATTGCTTCATATTCGTATGTTCTTCC